GCGCAATTGGGGGTTGTGTTCCTTACACAAGGGCACGACTATCCATTGAGGGTTAAATTAACGCTCGTTGGTTCCCACTACCTCATCCCAAAGGAAGAGGTGAGAAGGAGTCGTAGCGGTTTTGGGACTATACCGGCATGTACCGTGTACATACCGGGTCCGCGTTATGACTTCGGACTTAACCGTTGCGGTTGTATTGTCCAAGTCTGAGGGTGCCATTCCAGTTAACTGCCTAAGGAAGACGGCAGTGCGGTTTGACACCATCGGGTCAGGTCTAATACCCCCGTAGTTCTTTTCAATGAACCAGAGGAAAAGAGACCTCCAACCAGCAGTCTTGCGACTGTCCTGCGCAGAAGTGTAACCTTTGAAAACCGGGAACCCATAATTTGGGTTAGAAACCGGTTCGTATCGGTTCACTACAGTTCCTAGAACTGTCACCGCCTTCGGGATAGGATCCCTTGGACGGTGTCTATCAACCTTCAACTTCTTCGTCCTCCACGCGAATCCAGGTGTTATCCAAACACCGGAGCGTGAATCCTCGTTCCAGGGAACGAGACGGAGACCTAACCGGCGAACTTCCGCAGCTGCCCAATCCATTAACGGACCGGGGACTTCAGCTGCGCCGATAAGGCCGTTCAGAGCATGCGACATACCTGCTAGGTCCGATTCTCTCGGACATTCGCGAAGGTAGAAGGGCGTTACTAAATGCCCTTTATAATAGTCGCACCCACAGCTCTCGCGGAAGCGAGAGTTAGGGTTATAGAATGACTTTGCGTCATTCACTCTGAAGCCGAGGAAGCCAAGCAGCTTCACCAATGATGGAACAAGGTGAGTCTCGAGGGCGATATCGTCCCCGTAAACTGCGTACTGTCGAGAACCGACAGCACGACAAGCTGCTGCAAAGATCAGTGTCTCAAGGGTAAACGTATAACCGTTACCCATAGAGGAGAATTTGGCATAATCGCCAGTTCCCCATGGGGCACTGAACGAAGACGATCGGAAAGAGCATAGAAGCTCGAACCAATCGAACGGCACTAGCCACGCGACGCAATTATACGCCAGCGTGTCTGAGGCCATCTCCAGGTCAATCGTCGCCAAGGACCCATCAATGGATCCTATACGTGCGAATTCCTGGTTCTTCGCCTGGGAACTCAAGTCGATTCCCCACTTCCGTAGCTTGGATTTAAACCAAGAATCCAGCGCGAGCTGGAATGGAAGCGAGTGGGTCGGCTCTTTCGCAATAGTGCGATGAGTTTTCCAGTTCTTCGGAACAAGCGTAATAGCATTGCGCTCAACGCCTGTAAAACGGCAGGAGGTTAGATCTACTCCATATGACTGGAGCAGACGTCCCAACGCGGAAACGGCCGCGCGCGGCGCCCGCAGCTTACCTGTTACTTTAAGGTAAGGTAGCGAACGGCGGCGCGGACGGTCCTCGGTAGCTCCATTGGTAACACGAATTAATGACGGCATTGCGTCGTCAAATTCGGATCGATCACCAAGCAGTAGAGCGATTTCTCGCTCCATGCGGCTCAACCACGATGCTAAGTCCCCATCTAAACGATGCGGATTCGCAAAATAATGGTCTAACCGTTTGTTGGTGATTCGGCAGATGCATTCGCCACGCTCAAAGGTTATCTGAGCGGCTGCGGCACATCTGCTCTCGTCTGCAAACTGCTCGTTCTTCTTGAACAAAGCAGCAATCTGGCGTTCAGCCAGTACAGACGCGATCTCGGGATCCTGATACTCACGATCCTCGATGCTACCAATTTGTGCGAGCGTAGAGAAATCTCTCGCCCGCACCATACCCTCGACCCGGAGACGGGTCTCGTTCTTGAGGGGGAGCAGTGTTCGAATCAGGTTGAGGGCAACCTTGAAAGGATTCAGTCTCGTTTGAGATCGGCCCTTTGGGGGTTTCATCTGGAATACCTCCATCAACGTCAGAGAAGAGAACCCGGAGGTTCTCGAAGTCCGGTATAATCCCCGCTGACTCAGCTTGAGTCAAAGCGAGAAGCGCCCAAATCATCGCGAGATGAAGTTTGAGCGCATTACTGGACATATGCCTGCGAGTTCACCATTGCAGTGAACTCGTCGCTGGCCACGAAGTCACGGAACACGGCAAGAGCCGCAGTGACGTCGCTACTCTGACCGTCCGCCGGATAGCGGACGCTAGCATCGAACACAACCTTGGAGGCCAATGGCGCACCATCAGCGTCCTCGGTCCCGTAGACGACCATCAGATGGGATTCTGCAACCCCACTGGCAGTCGCCGGCACCTTGCGTTTCTGGATGACCAGACGGGGTGCCTGTACCGTGTGTCCCGAAACCATGTAGGTCCGGTTGTTCTCCTTATCGGAGAACTCGGTAATGGTCGTGGCAAAACTTGCCATGATTATCACTCCTATGTGAGTTAAAGGATACGTTTGCTCAACAATGCGGCAGCATCAGCTATCCGCTTAGAGGTGAGTCGAACGGTAAAGGACGGAACTAAGGAAGGTATTGACGCAGGAAAGCGTTGCTTCCAAGTGAATTTCTCACGGCTAACCGAACCGCCCGAAGGTACAGTTATGTTATCACATAACCCTTCGGTAAAATCGCGGTGGCTAAAGGCTACCGAAGTAGTCTTATGGCCAAGGCTAGCATAAATGGAAGATACGCTGTTGCGGACTTTCCACGCTCCTAAAACGTCGCCGACGTTTACAAACCAATCGGCAACAAAGGAGTATGGGACGGTTTCCCAAAAGGAAATCGCCGGATCCGCTAAAGCACTCAACGTTTGACCACGCCATTTTGCAATGACGCGAGCTCGCACGCTGATATCATGGGTAAGATCCCCATAATAGTGTGCTCCATGTTCCCAGTACTGTTGGTCTCCTTCAGGGAGATCTTCTGACCTGGAAACATCCTCCCCACTTTGTCCCGTAACAACGAGACTCATGTAGGGTTCCTTAAGAAGTTCATAGCAGTTCTCGATGTCTCTACCGAGCTGCTCCCAACCGTACCGCCACGCTAACCAAGCGTCAGCTGCGGCTTTGGCTGTATGCTTTCCACCCCGGAGGGCTTCCAGTATGAGCTTCTTCGCGTCACGGCGCGCGTTTACGACCATCCTGATGGTCTGACGGGCCTCGATAGCAGTTGTAAGTGCATCGAGGTCTGGTAAGATATCAGCCATTGCGGCTAATATCAGCGCGTCGGTATTTACGCCATCCCAAGGATTTGGGATTTTGTTGGAAAGGTTCTCCGGGTCTAAATAATTAGACACCGGGCCCAGCCAGTTAGTCATAACTGCTGTATGAACCTTACCACCGCCACAATCGCACACAGCTGTTCCTGATACAAGATCGCGGGACATTTCGTAATCCCAACGATTGTAATAATTCAGGGGAAGCATGGCTCCGGACTTCACTCTAGAGTGATAGTTCGGCGTCCGAGCTCCATGATAATGCCCATCACGGGTAGTCATGGTTATCGGATTGGTCTGATCGACCACCAGCTTACCAGTGCAGTCAGTCACCTTAAGGGTGGCGTCAGCATAGGTGTGTGTGCGGGTTAGTGGCATTTTGGCCCTCCGTCTATGGACCGTGGGTCGAAATGAACTAGGGTTGCCCTAGCCGATGCCCCGCAAGGG